GAGATATGATGGTGCTTCTGATGCTTTAGAGAGGTGGTCTGCTCATGTTAATGCTACTGCTATAAATGATGGTAGTGATATAGATGATTCTGTTACTACTATAACAGTAGATAGTACAGTTAATTTTCCTCCAAATGGAAAAATAAAAATTGATGATGAAGTAATTTCTTATACTGGAATTACAACTAGTCCTAATAATACTTTTACAGGCTGTACTAGAGGAGCAGATAGTACATCAGCGGCATCTCATTTGGATGATGCGGCAGTTACAACGGCTACAAAACCTGCTGGAGTTACTACATTTGACCCTAGTTGTGGCATGGGATATTATGGAAAATTATGGTGTGGGGGTGTTACAGAAGCACCAGATGTGGTTTTTTATTCAGTTTTATTAGATGGAGATGATTGGACAGGTACGGGTTCTGGTTATATTGATTTAAAAACAGTATGGGGAACAGATGAAATAGTAGCAATAGCCCCCTTCTTTGGTAAATTAGTTATATTTGGAAAGAATAATATCGTAGTATATGATGAACCTTATTCTGGTGGAACATTAGCTCTTAATGAGGTAATTAAAGGGATTGGTTGTGTAAGTAGAGATTCAGTACAAGCAATCGCAGATGACTTGGTTTTCTTGTCTGAAACAGGTCTTAGGTCTTTAGCCCGTACTACAGAAAAAGACAAACTACCAATGCAAGAATTTTCTTTGGCGATAAAAGATACTCTAATTAGAAATATAGGACAAAGCACGAATGTTAAGAGTGTATATGTGGAGAATGAGGGTATATATATTATGTCGTTTGTAGACAAGAACATTAGTTATGTTTTTGATTTTAAACATAGAACGCCCTATACTACACCAAGAGTAACTACTTGGATATTTAGTAATGATAGAGAGCCTGCTTCAATGGCTTATACTGAATTATATGGACTTTTAGTAGGACAACAGGATGGCTCTTTGGCTGGTTATGAAGGTTATTACGATGTAGACTTGGCTTGGGTAGATGGTGCGGCATCCTATACTAATACATCCTTTTCAAGTGATATATCTTCAGCATGGATAAACTTAGGACAAAGTGTTTCATCAACAATATTAAAAAGAATGATATTGGTTTTAGAGGGTGGTTCAGGTGCGACAATGGGTTTAAAGTGGTATAAGGACTTTGATGCGACAGCATCAGATACAACTAATATCAACCTGCGACCTGCGACTTCGGGTTCAACCTCTTTATGGGGTGCTTCTAGTTCCTTGTATGGAGCAACAACAGTTACTACTACAGATGCGGGTTCTTTTGTAGTTGGCACACATTACGCTATTGCAACTGTTGGTACTACAGACTTTACATTAATTGGTTCATCAGAACTAACTGCTGGAAATTTCGTAGTTGGCACAGAATATAGAATATTAACAACAGGTACAACAGATTTTACTGAAGTTGGTGCGGATGATAGTGATGTTGGAACAATATTTCAAGCAACTGGGGTCGGTAGTGGAACTGGTACGGTTCTTTTATCAGTTTTTAAAGCAACGGGTGCTGGCTCAGGCGATGGTACTGCTGTAAGTCATACACATGATTCGGCAGCACACTCGGCTTCATCTTATTATGCACCTGTATATGGTTTGAAAGAATATAGAACCCCACTAACAGGAAGTGCCAAACATATAAAGATAAATCTAGCTGTGGCGAGTAATGGCTATGATGCCATGATTCAAAACCTAACACTATTACATAAAGAAGGGAAAATACGATGAGTAACTATACAATAAATGTAGATTGGGATGGCAAAGATGCTTTAGCAGATGGTTCTGCTGCAAAGGTAATTTCTGGCGATGATTTCCAAACTGAATTTGAAACTGTCCAGACAGCAGTCAATTCTAAGGCGGATTTAAACGGAAGCTCCAGTGAGGATTTCGCAATGGATAATGGTACTGTAGCAGGTACTCTTGCCGTAACAGGTGCGACCACTCTCACAGGTACTACTACTTTAGGAGGTAATCCTACAACCACTACTCAATCAGCAGGTAATAACACTACTCGAATTGCCACAACAGAATTTGTAACTACAGCAGCAAATGCTCTTAATGCAGCAGCTTATCCAGTAGGCTCAATATTCACCACGACTGTAGCCTATGCTGATTCCGATGCAGTTGTCACAGCAATAGGTGGAACGACTTGGGCAGCATTTGGAGCAGGCAAGGTACTGGTAGGTTTAGATGCTGGTGATACAGATTTTGATACCTCAGAGGAAACAGGTGGTGCTAAAACTGATTCTCATACACTATCAACAGATGAAATACCAGCACATACTCACACAATCGCCAGCCACGTTACAGATGGTGCTTCTAACCAAGGTGTTATGAATAGTAGTACCGCAGAAGGCACGAAAACAACAAATGCAAACACTACAACTGGTAGTGCACACGAACACGACATAGTACAACCCTACATCGTAGTATATTTTTGGAAAAGAACAGCATAATTAGGAGATAGAGAAATGGCAAAAAGGCAAAATCCACCGGTAAATATGTATGCATCAGATATTCCCGCAGAATTTGGTGAATCAACTGCTGGGGAAATTAAAGCAGACCAAGACTCTTGGGCGGGAGGTGAGGGCTGGAGTCCGGCACAACATTTTGGAAACCCAGAAAGGGGTTACACGGAAACTGGCGATTTAAAAGAAGGATGGAAACTGGGTTTAGATGGAATACCCTATAATGCTGCACTAAGCGGACTTCTTAGTGGATTAGGTGGTGGTAGTGGTGGTAGTGGTGGTAATGTAGGTCATGCTTGGGATGAATATGACCGACAAATAGCCCTTCTGGAAAAAATTGCTGAAATGTCGGCAGGTTATTCTACATACGGCACGTTGGGTGACACTATTGTAGATTATGAAGGCAAGAAGGTTACTCAAACCCTATCTCCAGAGTTACAAGCACACTTTGATGCCCTGCTTGGTAGTGCTACAACATCAAGAGCAAGAGCAGAGGCTATGGGTGCTGACCCATACGAAATGCAACAATATTTATATGACCAGAATTTAGCACTTAAACAACCAGCACAGGAAAAATTAAGAAATCAAACAATGGAAGCCTTGGTAGCTAAAGGAATGTTTGGTTCTACAGGTGGTGCGGGATTATATGGTTCAGTAGAAGAATCAATACAACGCTCTAATGCTCAAGACTTTGCAGATGCTATGGCACAATCACAACAGATGTTGGATTTAGAAAGAGCAAGAGGCTCACAAGATTTAGCAACAGCGACAGCCATGGGTGGGATGCAATTACCATGGGCAGATTTAGGTAGAGCGTATGGACAAGGAACACATACTGAAAATGTAGAGGGTGTTAGTGATGCTTCAGCTAATATATTTGGACAACAAGCAGCACAAAGCATGGGTAAAGCCAAACAAAGGCAGGGTGTTTGGGATATGCTTTTCGGTGGTAGTGGTGGCGGACTGTTTTCACTTTTTGGATAGGAGATAAATAATGTCAGATTATGGTTATGGTGATTTAAGTGGAATGTTTGGAGATAAATATAGTACACAAGCAACACTAAATGATGCCTTGTTAAACGAAGCCGCTTCACTTGGGCAACTTTCAAGTTATGGTATGGGTCAAGCAAGTACCTATTATCAAGCTGCTGGAGGGGGTACACCTTTAGGCTCTATGCTGACACAACGTCATCCAATGATGAAAAGACAGAATCTTCTTGATGAACTTCAAAAGAAACATCCAGACCTAGACACACCAGAGAAACTATTTGCACTTGCTGCCGACCTATCAATTAATGGTTTTGGTGATATGGCTATGAAAGCAAGACAGGCTGGTATGCAATTACAGGCAGTTAAAACAAGTTCAGCAGCAGCTAAATTAGCAGCTGAAACACCAAGCCAACAAATGTATACAAATCTGCAAACTTCTTTAAGTAATAAAATGATTACTAAAGAAATGATACATGGATATATGCAACATGGTGGTTGGAATAGTACAGATGGTGAAACTTATGGAAAATTTGGAACACCTTTTAAAATGCAATCAGTAGAAGAAGGGAATGATTGGTATGCTCAGTATAAGGAAGATTTAGCAGAAGCTAAAGCAGAATTAGAGGGTGAAATTGAAAACTGGGTGATTGATTATCAAGCACAGGGTTCTACAAAACAAATACTAAACCAAATGCTACTCAACCCAGACATGCAAGTAATAGAATTTGAAAAGTTTGTTGATATAAAGGGTAATACTGCTGCTGGTCAATTCTTAAAAGACCAAACTTTTGTTATATCTAGTATAAAAAAGAAAGGACTAAAAGAAAAAGAAAACAATGACCAAGCCTCTTTAAGAGATGCGTTAAGTGGTGCTTCAGCCTTTCCAGTTCCTAATCTTACTAATACTGGTCAAACATTGGCTATGAATCAAGAGCCTAGAACTTGGGTGGATGACATCATGGAAATATACAGATAATGAGTAATACTTGGGTAGATGGCATAGGTCTAGTTTTTGTAGACTCTAGTAAAACTAAAGTTGCACAAGATGCCACTCTGCAATATTTTATAGATACTATTCCTATATATAGAGATATAAATGCTTTAGGAATTGGATTTGATGAATCTAAATCTATGATATATAGAGTGTGGCAAGACAAAAATGTTCCTTCTACTCATTTAAAAAGGTTATTAGACAGACACAGAATTACTCAAGACCAGTATGAAGAAGCACTCAGAACTGGAGAACTCCCAGATATGCGTGTGAAATTTAGAGAGGGGATTGGATTGGATTGGTTAAATCCACCAGAAAAAGACCCTCAAAAACTTGATATGGATGAGCAGGTACTCCATAAGGCAAGATGGAAACAAGACCAAATGGCAGAGTGGGGTCAGTATGTAGGGTGGTATGATTCTGTTGCTCTTGAAAAATATTATGCCACACTAGATAAAGCTGGTGAATTATCAGATGCAGACAAAGCAGACCGAATTGCTAATTCAACCATGTTGGATGCTATAGAACATGATATGGATAATGCGTATGATAATATATGGTTAGGCAAGGGTGGTGCGTGGGATGTATCTGATGTACAAAAAAAATATGGATTTGAAGAAGAAGATTTAACTACATTACAATCTTTAAAACAAGCATGGGATTTTGCTACAGAAAATCCGCTCTATATGATTGGTGCTTTAGCGGGTATGATAGTTAAAGACCCAGAGTTATTGGCTATAAACTATTTGAGAATACCAGCAATAGTCGGAAGGAGCATGCAAGGTGCTCAAAATTTAGCTAGGGCTGCACTGGGAATCCAACCCAAATTTTATAAGGCTTGGAAAGAGATGAGTTATACCCAGAAGGTTGGTTATGCTGCTGCTGGTAGAGGTGTTGAGGGTTCGGTCTATGGTATGGTATATGAAGGAATGAGAGATTTAACATTTAACGGACACATAGAAGCAAAAAATATTAAGGTTGGTGCAGCTATGGGGGCGTTATTTGGTACTGCTTTTGGTGGTCTTACTGGACATCTAGGTAGAGAGGTTGGAAGTAATTGGATGTTGAATAAAGCTAGTTCTGTCAAAGCAGAATCACAACTTGCAAGATTTAAGGCTGCTCTGGGTGTTTTTGAATTTAAAAGATTTAGAAACGCAGATGGAACATATACAAAAGCGATAGGATGGGATGGAACTGGTAGTGCCAAAGCAAGAATTAATAAAAAGAA